AGCTGTTCCACCTATAACTGCATTACTTGCAACACTTAATGTACTTTGTAAATGAGTAGCACCTATGATAGTAGCTGTAGAAGATACTTGTAATGTTCCTCCAACAACAGCATTAGATACTGATATATTACCTGATATAGCTCCTGTAGGTACATTTGTTAAATTAGCACCATCACCATAAAAAGCACTAGCACATACTTTAGCATTTGCAGCTTGTACATTTGCTCCTGCTATAGTAACTGTACCACCTACATTTAAATTTCCAGTAAGAGTTGTATTACCTGCAACTGTAAGAGTAGATGCTAAATGTGTTGCACCTCCAACAGATAAAGTTCCTCCAATAGATGCATTACTTGCTATTGTAGCTGTTCCACCTATATTAACATTACCAGATACAGATACATTTGTTTTAAATGTAGCATCTCCTGATACTGTTGCAGTGCTTGCAAAAGTAGCAGCTCCTCCAACTGATACTGTACTTTGTAAATGTGTTGCACCTTCTACTGTTGCTGTACTTGCAAGATTAACAGCACCACCTACACCAAGAGTTCCAGTTAAAGTTGTATTACCTGCTACTGTTAAAGTTGATGCAAGATGTGTTGCTCCACCTACAGTTAATGTACCACCTACTGAAGCATTACCTGCAACTGTAGCTGTTCCTCCAACTGCTAAATTACCTACTAATACTGTATTACCTGAAACACATACATCATCATCAAATTCTGCTTTACCTGCTACTGTTAAGGTAGAAGCTAAATTAACTGCTCCATTTACAGATAATGTACCACCTATTGTTGTATTACCTGAAACTCTAACTGCTCCAAGAAAACCTGTTTCTCCAGATACTGTAGCTGTGCCTAATACATTTAAATTACCACCTATTGAGGTACCTGCTGCTACACTTAATGAACTTTGTAAATGCGTTGCTCCCACAACTGTAGTAGTTCCACTAACATAAAGATTACCACCTACTGTTGCATTACCTACAGATATATTACCTCCAACAGACATAGTAACTCCTGTAAGATTAGAGCCATCACCATAAAAAGCAGAAGCACATACTTTATTTGTTACTTGTAAATCTCCTGCTACAGAAGCATTATTAGTAACACCTAAATTACCTGATACTTCAACAGCACTTGTTGCTATTTTTAAAGCAATACTTGTTCCATCACCTGTTTGTATTTTTCTTAAAGTTCCATCAGCTCCCTCATTACCAGATGTTTCTATTTGTAATAATTTTTTATATGTCGAATTAATTAATTTACCTGTTAAATCACTCATACTGTACCCCATTTTCTAGTGTCTGGTTCTGGAATATCATTCCATGTAATATTAGCTGCTTCCCATATTATATTTCTACCACCTATATCTGGTCTTGCGTTAGGAACTATTGTATCATCTCTTACATCAGCAGCTTTATTTTGTGGGTGGTTTTTTAAATCATAATTACCTTCAAAACATTCAGGGCATACTAACATATCATAACTGTTTAATTTCATAACTCTCATGTCATAAACAAATGAACATGAATCACACATTGCTTTTGCTTTTGTACTTCTTCTAGACATTAAACATATCCTAATTTAGGTTTAAAATAAATACTTGCTCTTTCTTTATCTTCTTCCATAGCTCTTTTAAATGTTTCTTCATAACTTGCTTTTAGCATAGCTACTCTTGCATCAGTAACACCTGGTCTTTTTTGTGATAATTGATGTGCAAGTCCATAAGTTAAACAAGGTAAAAATCTTTTTGGTATATCTGCATTTTGTTCTGCAGACTTATTTACATCTTGTAATTGTCTTATTGCTTCTATTGTTAATATTTCTGTACTATTATTAGGTATAGGATATAAAAATACTGTAGGTTTATCTACATTTCTTTTTATAGCATATTGTGTTGGTCTACCTGTTTGTGACTTATTAGGTAATACATTATACTCTTCAAAAGATATTCTTGTTAATTGTGTTTCTGTTGCAGCAGCACTTGCTTTAACTGTAATTATTAATGCATCATTTACTGAATCTGCTAAATCATAAGATGTGACACTTGTTGCTACTGTTACTGCTGTAGTAAATGTTGACCATAGTAAGACACCTCTATTTTGCCAATCATTTAATAATAAATTTATAGACCTTCTAGCTGATTGAGGTGTATGACCAAGAGTTTGTTCACCACCTATCATTTCTGTAGCTTCTTGAATTACTTCATCTATATCTAGATTAAAATTATATGTTCCTGAAGATGCCATTAATATACCTTTTTAATTATATTTTATTTTTTATCCATCTATATGCTGCATAAACACTTAATCCTAGTATAATATAAAGTATTCCATCAAACCAAGATATATTATGTATTGTAGTAATTAGTTCAGGTGTTATGTTCATGCACTTTTCTTTTTAAATGTTTTTACAAATGTAGGTTTACCACTTACTCCTTGTGCTTTAGCTCTTTTTCGTTTTACTGCAGATGCTCTTTGACCTGCTGTCATTCTTTTAGCTTTTGCTAATGGTACACATTTAGGATATTTACGTTTACTACCTTTAGCATTTTTTCTACCACATGGTTGAAATTTACCATCTTTTTTAGGAGCTCCAATATCAACCCATTTTTCTTGTACCCATTTACGTAAGCCACCTCCAGTAGCAGCTTTGTAAACTTTTTTCTTCTTTTTCTTTTTAGTTTTTTTTTTACCACCAGGTTTTATTTTGCCAGAGCAAACTGCAGAAGCATACATATTAGCATATGCAGAAGGATATACATCAAACTTTCTTTTAGCTGCTGCTTTACCTTTTGCACATAACTTTGCCATTATCTAGTTCTACCACCACGTTTTCTTTTAAGTGCACCACCTTTAGAAGCATATTTAGTTTTTTTAGTCATACCTCCACCCATTCTTTTTAGTGTTCCACCTTTAGATGCATATTTAGTTTTCTTATACATTATTTATTCTCCTTATATAAATTATTAAATGTTACTTCTGGGTTTGTGTAACTATCGTGTATTTCTGCTGAATGAATATATTGACTTGGTGCAAAGTCTGGTGCACCTTCACCAGTTACCCATAAAGCAGGATTAGTTACTCTAACTCTATTATTAGGTAGTGCCACGATATTACCTGTCCATTTATCTGCATCTATAAGTTGCAGTACGTGACTTTGTTTATGTTGTGCAGAGTCATCACTAATATAACTATCTGTATAATCAACTGTAAACATATATCTTCCTTTATAAAACTCACCACCTATTTTACACATCCAAGGACTTGAGCTTATTCTATCCATTACTATTATAGAATGTCCTCTTGAGGAACAATCCCAAGGTTGTGCTAAATGTGTGTCCATTCTTTCTGGCATCTCTTCTAAAACTTCGTCTGCTACTAAACTTGTTATTGGCATCCTTGCCCACATTGCACCTCCATGTATATTTTCTTCTTCATCTATGCCAGTAAAGACTACTTGAAAACTTAAACATCTATCTGGTATTGTATTGACTGCTATCGCTAGTCCATGTAAATATTCGCCATGATAATCTATGTGGTTATTTGTAAATTCTTTTCTTACCCAACATTTAAAATGAGGAATATTACTTATTAAATACGACAGTTAGCACCTCCATCTACGTCTTGCTTGTCTTAATCTTGAGTTAGGATTTTTTGCTGCTTTAGGAAATTTCTTCATTTGTCCTGCAGACCTAGCACAATAACTCTTTTTTCTTTTAGCTCTTTTACCTGTTGGTTTTTTTTCAGTAACAGCAGTTTTTAATTTACTTCCAGGATTTTGTCTTTTATATTTTGCTACTCCTGCTTTGGTAAGACCTGCTCCTTTTTTAGTAGGTCTCTTATGACCACCACCAATGGTCATACCTTTCATACCTTTGCCTTTTATTTTTCTTTTCTTTTTCTTTTCTCTAGGCATTAAACTCTACGAACTGCTCCTAATCCTCTAAGTGCTGCTCCTCCACCTATAAAACCACCAGTTTGTCTTCTAATTATTTTACCACCATATTTTTTCTTCATAGTAATTTTTTTCATTTCTTCTTTAGTTAAATCTTGATATACAGATTTTCTATCTTTAACTTTAGGCATTGGTATTTTAATAGTTTGACCTGGTTTAATTTTATTTAAATTTGTAACTTGAGGATTTGCATCTCTAATTTTTCCTACAGTTGTACCTTTATCTCTAGCTATTTCAGATATTGTATCTCCTTTTTTAACTGTATAACTTTTTGATGTAGCTTTTGCAGTTGCTGAAGGTACTGCTTTATCTTTTTTATTTACTGTAGAAAGTGCTGCTATAGCTGCTGCACCTGCTGCAGTTTTACCTGCAACTCTTTTTCTAGTTCTTTTAGCAACTCTAGATTCACCTTTGCCTATTGTCTTACCAAATCTATTTGTTATATTTTTAATTCTACCTTTTTTATCCATAACTGTTACAGTTTGCTTTGTTTTTTTGGTAGGAGCTACTTCACCTGTTTGGTTTTTTTGTTGTGTTTCTAATTTACCTTTATCTGTTCTTCTAAGACCTCTTCTTTGCACAGTACCTGATACAAATTTTTCTTTTTCTCTAACAGTTGTTTTAGGTAATTTTCCAAAAATTCTTTTTAACTCTGTTCCAGTAGCATCTTTTAAATCTTTAGCTTTATCAAGAAATTGTTTTGCTTTAGTTGTATCCATATTTTTTAATTTAGCTACTGTTTTAGGTCCTAACTTTTTAGCTAATGTTTTTGCTATTGTGACTGCTGCCATGATTATTCTCCTACAGTTTTATATTCTCTAGGCTCTTCTTTAACTTGAGCTTCTATTGGTCCTCTTACTCCAGGTCCTTTTCTAGCTGCTCCATAACCTTGACCAGTAGGTTTACCACTTGTATCATGACCTGTAGAATTATTCATAGTTCTTGCATTTGCTCCTACTATTAAAGTTGTTTGTTTCTTCTCTTCCATTATTTATCTCCTTTTATTTACCAATTTTACCACCATATTGTCTAGCAACAAATTTGTTGCCATCTCTTAATAATTTAAAATCTTTTGCAGTTATAGTACCACTACCATCAGCATCTATTTTTTTTTGTTTTCCTACAATTCCACCCATATTTCTTTGTTTTGTATTTTTTTTATTTTGTTGTATTTTTTTTTGTTGTCTTTTATTTTGTTGGTTTTTATTTTTTTTAATATCTGCTTTAATAATTTCTTCAACTGGTTCTTTTATTTTATAAATACCTTTAAATTCTTCTTCTTTACCTAAATTACGACCAGAGTATTCTATTTTATTTTTATTATTTTTATTTTGTAATGATTTTTCTTCACCTAAATTACGAGTAGGATATTGTATTTTATTTTTATTATTTTTATTTATATTATAAAAACCTTTAAATTCTTCTTCTTTACCTAAATTACGACCAGAGTATTTTGTTTTATTTTTATTATTTTTATTATC